CCATAGGTATTGTAAGAGAAGATGGTAAAGCAGCAGTAATGATGCCTGCCGATGATGAACTGATACGAATACACACTGAGAACAATAACGAAGCTCAGTAGTTCATCATCTGCTCGTGAGACTTGGTAGTCAGGGGAGTTTTATAAACTCTTTGCACCCGATTAGTGCCTTTGAGATGGTTCAAATCCATCCACGAGTATTTGCAGGTTTACCAATCTGGTGAATGGACCGTTCTCATAAAACGGCGAAGGTGGGTTCAATTCCCACAACCTGCATGAGACGGGGAATGAGCTCGCCCGCGACGGTGCTAACCACACTGTGATCTAGAGAGTTGGTTACTTTCTTTTTGCTCCATTACAAACTGTCAGTATACTGGGTGTGATGCCCACATAGCATACGGATAAGTGTAATGTTATGCCCGTGTAATCCAAAGGCAGAGATAATCGACTTAAAATCGATACAGTATCGGTTCGAGTCCGATCACGGGTATTAAAAGGGGAAGGAGTTAGCCCCACTATATGTAAAGTCACTCTGCGAGAAATGAAGATTATATGATAGGGTTTTTCTTTGGTGAGTGAATAACATGAGGTTCCTGGTGGTGCGGGAACCTCTTTTTTATGAAAATAAATAAAAGAAAGAATAATATTATTATGTCTTATACAGTAACCACTAAAAAGTGTTGGTATAATGACTATAGGATGATAGTCAAAATGTTTTTCTTAAATGATGTTCCATTTACATTTGATGATTTACCTGTGGGATATCTTTATGATCGGGAAATATTAAGAGAGGCATATAGTAACAAAGATTATTCGGTGGAAGATATCTACAAAGGTTCTAATTATTTGATATTAGAAAATTGTCATCCTTGCTTTGATGATATTGAGATATTAAACCCCGAAAACTTACCAGAAGAGATACAAAATTTTTATAATGGAGAAGAGGATTTACTGAGATAAATAAAATATAGAAATGTCCTAGAAATCGTAATAAGATGCCACTCAATAAGCTTGACAATTTCATTAAGAATACCGAAGGTCGTATACTATATGTAAGTCCATCAGATTTAGATGCTACAGATAGTATTGATAATCAAGGTAATTCACTTGCTCGTCCATTTAAGACAATTCAGAGAGCTATTTTAGAATCTGCTCGTTTTTCTTACTTAAGAGGGGCATCTAACGATTTAATTGAGAAGACCACAATTCTTTTGATGCCAGGTGAACATACTATTGACAATAGACCTGGATTTAAAATAAAAAATTCAAGTGGAGTAGCAAAGGTAGTATCTCCATCAGATGCAGAATCTGATGCGGCAGTCACTTTAAATTTAGATTTAAATTCAAACTTTGATTTAACTCAAGAAGACAACGTTTTATATAAATTTAATAGTGTTAATGGTGGAACTATTGTACCCAGAGGTACATCTATTGTTGGTCTTGACTTAAGAAAAACTAAAATTAGACCTCTTTATGTACCAAATCCTACTGATGTTGATGTAGATAATAGTGCTATTTTTAGAATTACTGGTACTTGTTACTTCTGGCAGTTTTCATTTTTTGATGGGAATGAAAACGGATTAGTCTACACTGACCCTACTGATTTTAGTAACAATAATAAATCCAAACCTATCTTCTCGCACCATAAACTTACTTGCTTTGAGTATGCTGACGGTGTGAATATTGTCAATAGATCCTTATATGGAACTTTGACAGATCTTGATATGTATTATGCAAAACTTTCTAATGCATATAATACAGGATCAGGATCACCAAGTAGAAATATTGATGCTAAGTTTCCTTCCGACACTGAGGGATTTGCAAAACAGAGACCAGAGTGGGAAATTGTTGGTGCATTTGCTTCTGATCCAATTTCTATCAGTTCAATTGAAGCTGGATCTGGAGGAACTCCAACTAACCAAGTTACGGTAACAACTGTCACTGATCATAATTTATCGGCAGGAACTCCGATTAAAATTAGTGGAGTAGATCCTGAGGATTATAATATTTCAACAAAAGTACAACTTGTTGATGCAGATAATCCAAGAGTATTTACATATCTATTACCAACATTTAGAAAGAACCTTCCTACTCCAGGAAATGCATCTGGTGCAGAAGTAACCATTGAAACTGATACCGTTACTGGTGCTTCTCCTTACATCTTTAATATTTCAATGCGTTCCGTTTTTGGTATGAATGGAATGCACGCTGATGGTGCTAAGGCATCTGGTTTCCGTTCGATGGTTGTGGCACAGTTTACTGGTGTTTCACTTCAAAAAGACGATAGAGCATTTGTAAAGTATAATCAATCTTCTCGTTCTTATAATGGTATTTCTCTTTCAAGAGTGGCCGGATCAGAACTTTCAAATGGATCATCATCAACTAATAATGAGACCGTATATCACCTTGATACTGATGCCATTTATAGAAACACTTGGGAACACTCTCATATTAAAGTTTCGAATGATGCAATTCTACAAATTGTTTCGGTCTTTGCGATTGGATTTAACAAACACTTTGAAATTTCTAGTGGTGGTGACGCATCAATCACAAACTCAAATTCCAACTTTGGTCAATTATCGCTAGTATCCGAAGGATTTAAAAAAGAAGCATTTGAAAAAGATAACAAGGCATTTATTACAAATATTATACTGCCAAGGTCAAACGTAGTTGCAGAAGAAGATATTGACTGGTTGACGATTGATGTTGGTATTACTACGTCAGTTGGTATTTCCACTAACTTATACTTAAGAGAGTTCACTTCTGAAGATGATGTTCCACCAACACTAACTCAGGGTTATAGGGTTGGTGCAAAAGTAAATGATAAATTATTTGTAAATATTGATGGATCTCGATATGAAGCAAATATTTTAATGGAAAACGGAGTTGATAACTCCTTTAGAGAATTTGATGTATCATCTGTAGTGAGTAGTAAATTTACTATTGGTATTAATCATGGACTTAAAACTGGCGAAAAGGTTATTTTATTAAGTGATGATGGAGATTATCCTGAAAATATTACTCCACACATACCATATTATGTTGTTGCTTTTGATACTGCTCCTAATTTAGATAAAATTCAATTAGCACCTACAAAAGTTGATGCAGAAAATGGAAATAATATTACTGTTTATGGTGGAACTAAGTTAAGAATTCAATCAAGAGTAACAGACAAAATTTCTGGTGAAGCAGGACATCCAGTACAATTTGATAGTGCTCAGAATCGTTGGTTCATCCATGTAAATAATTCAAATACAATTTATACCAAATTAGCAAGTTCTGGTGTTGCTGGAATTGGAGCAGAAACTGATCCAACATTTATCAAAAGAACACCTGATAATAGAAGTTTAGATGAAAAAGTATATAAGTTTAGAGCAGTAATTCCTAAAGAATTAGTTAATGGTAAAAATCCCGAATCTGGATTTGTTATTCAAGAATCAAGCACTACGGAAGCCCGTGATGCGAATGATTTTACTTTATCTGATATTACAATTAGTGATTTCAATTTCAAGAAAAATAATAGATTTATTGCAAAATGTACTCATTCATCAACCACCTCAACTCTTACAACTGAACTTCCACATAACCTAGAAGTTGGTGATCAAGTCATTATTAAAAATGCAACCGATAGCACCAATAGTGATGGGGCAATTAATGAAGGATACAATGGAACATTTATTGTTGCAAGTATTCCAAATAATATGGAGTTTACTTATACAAACTCCCAAAGTCCTGGTGCATCATCGACTAATGATACGAGTGTAAGAAATCAAAATCTTCCAAGATTTGAGAGGAATGATGTAAAGTCTAACTTTTATATTTACAGAACAGAAATTATTGATGAATATATTGAAGGAGTTCAAAATGGTGTATATCACTTATATGCACTCAAAGCTGATGCATCGATCCCCAATGAATTTACAGACTTACAATTTAGCCAAAACGTAACTGATTTCTATCCACAATTAGATAGAGACAATGTAAATGACTCTCCACTATCAACAAAAACTTATGCGGCATCTTCTCCATTAGGTCAAGTTGTTACTAGTGATTTAAAAGGAAGTATTACGAGAGAAACATCTGATAAAGTAATTACAAAACTCAATAAAAATCTAACAGTTAGTGCAGTTACACCACAGTCTGCAGGTGTCTCCACAGTTACATTTACTAGAAATCATGAATTTAATCGTGCAATAACAGGAACTCTTTCTGCAGGAACTGGAATCAGAACTGATGGAACATATTATAATGTAAAACTTTATAATGATGCTTCATATAGCACTTGGAGTGGAGCAACAGCAAAAGTTATAGTTGCTGGTAATGCAATCACTTCATTCCAAATTCAATCTCAGGGTTCTGGATATTCTGATGGTGATGTATTGTATTTTGATAACGATGCTATTGATGGAAATCAGGATGGAACAATTACTTTAGATACGGCAGGAATTGCAACAGCTACTGGTGATGTAGTTCAGGTCACTGGTATTGGAACAGTATCTGATGGATATTATCGTATTGCCAACATTCCTAGTAAGAATCAAATTGGAATATCCAGAACCACTGGAGATCCATCTATCTTTGCCGATCACATTGTAATACCTGTAGGTCAATCTATTGCTATCGGATCGACATCATTTAATGCTACAACAAAGATAACGACATTTAATTGTAATAATGCTCATGGATTAGTTTCTGGAAACAAATTTAGAGTTATTGATACATCCAACAATAACTTGGGAGATTTTATTGTCAAGTCTAAAGTTGGAGTTACAACTTTCACTGCAGAAACTACAGTAGAATTAACAAATCCTGCGTTTATTCTTCAACATTATTTCTCTTCTAACTCGGGTGTTTCCGATAGAAGTAATGAAAATCTCGCATCTAGATCAAAAACTCTTTATGGAAATGATTCGCTTGTAATTAGTAATAGTGGAAGTTCAATTGGAGTAAATACAACACTAATTCCAATTTCTCATCCATCTTCAGGTATCGGAACAACTGAAAGATTTCCAATTGGAACATATGTTCAAATTGAGGACGAGATTATGAGAATTTCATCTTCCTCTCTAACTGGAACAAATAAACTTTCTGTTATTCGTGGTATTTTCTCTACCAATTCTTCTTCACATGCCGATGGATCACTAATTCGTAAGATTAATGTTTTACCAGTAGAATTTAGAAGACCATCTACAGTTCGTGCATCTGGACACACATTTGAATATCTTGGTTATGGTCCAGGTAACTATTCTACAGGTCTTCCTCAGGTTCAAACAAAATCACTGACAGAGAAGGAAGAATTCTTATCTCAGGCACAGGAAAGATCTGCTGGTATTGTTGTTTACACTGGTATGAACAACAGAGGTGACTTTTATATTGGTAATACTAAGAAGTCATCTGCAACTGGCGAAGAAACATCATTCGATACTCCAATTCCCACAGTTACAGGTGAAGATCCAGCAAGACTGAGTGTTATCTTTGATGAAGTGACTGTTAAAGAAAGAATTATTGTTGAGGGTGGTGATTCGGGAGAAATTCTTTCTCAGTTTGATGGTCCAGTAACATTTAATAATGGCGTTAGAATTAAGGATACTCTTTCTTTATCCGGAAGATTTAGAGTATTAAATACAACACAATCAACCAATAGTAATTCTGGTGCAATTATTGTTGATGGTGGTGTTGGTATTGATAAAGACTTATATGTTGGTGGAGTTGCTAATTTTAATAGCCTTGATCTGACAGGAACGTTTAGTTGTGCTGGTATTGCTACACTAGCAAAAAATGGTGGTATTACTACTACTGGTGGAGATCTTTTTGTTGGTGGTGCTACTACCACTACAGATTTATCAGCTGGTAATCTACAAATAGCAGTTACAGATGACAATACAATCGATAGCAAGAGTGGCAATCTTAAATTAGGTGCTTTTACAGGATCATATGTTGCCATTCAGACTAATACAACAATTACCGGAATATTAAGTGTTACTGACGATATTACTGCATTCTGGACATCTGACTCAAGATTGAAAGATAATGTCAATCTCATTGATAATCCTCTTGAAAAAGTAATTTCTATCAGTGGTAATACATTTGAGTGGAATGAAAAATCCAATAAGTCTGGACATGATGTTGGTCTGATCGCACAAGAGATTGAAAAAGTGCTTCCAGAAGCAGTTGTAACAAGAGATAATGGTTATCTTGCAGTGGATTATCATAAAGTAATACCATTGCTTGTAGAGGCAATTAAGGAGCTCTCTGATAAGGTAGAAACACTTGAGCAAAAATTATCCGATAAATAACTCTAAAGATTATAATAATGGCAAATTATAGAAAGTCATTTAATTTTAGGAATGGTGTTCAGGTTGATAATGATAATTTTATTGTAAATGCAAATGGACTGGTTGGAATTGGAACTTCAATTCCAACTGAGGTTATAGATGCTGTCGGAAACGCAAAAATTAGTGGATTTACTACAACAGATACATTAGGTGTTGCAAACACTGCTAGTTTTTACAACTCCGTAAACGTTGGATCAAATGTCAGTATTGATTCAGGAACTGGTTTTATTAATGCATCCAAATTTATTGGAGATGCTAGTGGTCTCACAAATATATATGCCATCTCAACAACGGGATGGGTGGCACAAGGTGTTGGATTACATACTTTCAGACAAGTTGGTATCGGAACTACAAATCCAGTATATAGTCTTCAAGTAGGATTTGATCCTGCATCTAGCACCGGTATTGGAATGACTTCTGGTAATATTCGTGCCAGTGGAGTTATTACTGCTACGAGTTTTGTTGGTGAATTGACCGGAGATGTAACTGGTAATATTATAGGTAATGTAACTGGCAATATTACAGGAGATCTAACTGGTGTTGCGTCAACTGCAACACAACTCGAAAATGCAAGAAACTTCTCCATTGCAGGAGATTTGGAAGCAAGTGCAATATCTTTTGATGGAACAGGAAATGTTTCTTTAGCATCTACTCTTTCATCAAGTTTTAATGCTAATACTAGTGGTATCATTACAGCAAATACATTTTCTGGTATTTTAACATCATCTTCTGGTCATATTACCGATGCGACCATCATCGATGGAACTATTACCAGAATGGATGTTGGTATCGGAACTTTTGATAGCATAAGAGTTGATACGACCACAAATACTACAGTTGATGTTACTGGTAATGATAGTGCATCTATAAGTGTTGGTGCCTCTGTTGGTGCCGGAAATAGTAGTGCTGTAATTAAATATACTTCTTCGACCGGTGGAGTAGAAATTTCTAATTATGATACTGGTGATGTATCTGTACTTTTACATGAAGGAACAGGTGCCGGAACAACCGGTGGATTTAAAGTATCCCACAACAATATTACTGTCCTTAATGCATATTATGACGGTAGAGTTGCCATTAATAAAGCATTACCAGATACTGGATACAATTTAGATGTAAATGGTGATGCTAAGATTACGGGAATTTTAAGTACGAGTGATTATATTACAATTCGTGCAGGTGAAGGAAATCAGGTCACTGTTCCTGATGCCAATGGCAATTTCCCGGCAAATCCAGCTTTTAATATTGATATTAATACTGGAGTGAGTACTTTTAATTCTATTGCAATTGGTGGATCTATTATATCATCAGCAATTCCAGCAGCAGTGATAGGAATTGGAACTACAACTGGCGGTGGCAACACTGTTGCAATTGGAACAGATAATGTAAGAATAAATGCAGATCTTACAGTATCTTCTGGAAGTTCAATAACAGTAGATAATTTAAATGTTTTAAACAGTACTATACTTTCTGAATCAGTAGTAGGACCTAGTGATACTGATATGACTATTTCGAATGGAAATAGTTCTATCGTATTAAATGCAGATGTTATAGTATCTACTGCAAATTCAATAACAGTAGGTAGTATAGTCGCAACTGGTATAACAGCTGGTATTATTACGACAAATAATTTAACTGTTTCGAACAATGTTTCACTTCCAAATGGATTGGGTGTTAGTTTAGGACTCGTTACAACGACTGGTCTTTTAGAGATTGGTGCTGGTGCAACTGTCATCGCAAGTAACTTTTATGTTGGTGCTGGCAATACATCAGAATTCTCATCAGGAACTGTAAATGTTTTCGATTCAAATTTTGTATTTGGATTTTCTACATCAGTTGCTTCTGATTCATCTCTTAATAATTTTGAAATATTCAAAAGTGATGGAGATATCGCAGATATTGCCGCTACAACTGACGCAACATTCATTAATAATGGTAATTTTATCGGAATTGGAACAACAGCAAATCAATATACATCTAGTAATAAAATTACAATCAAGGGAGATAAAATATTACAAGGAAGCAATTCGTTATTAGATAACGTTGCTATCGGAACCAATAATTATAGATTTGATCCTAGAGGTGAAAACACCTTTACTCCTGGTAATGAATTTAATGCCCCCGAGTTTCAGTATGGAAAATTTCAAGTTCATTCAAATGGAAATGTAACATTTGTCAATGATGGAATTATTAGATTTGTCCCGTCTATAGGAATTGCTACAGTAGGATTTGGATCAACTAATGGTGGAGTTATATTTGATACTGCTGGTGATAATATAGCAGCTGCATCAGTTCTTGGAATTAATACTTTCTTCCCAAGATGTGTTCTTGATGTTGGTTATGCTTCAACAGCAGTAAATAGTTACTTCTTGCCACCAGTAGTTACTGAATCTGAACTTGATATAATAAGAAATCTTCCAAATTTAACAAATAATCTTGGACATCAACAGTCAATAGAAGCAACTCCTGATGGTGTTCTTGGTGGTGCTCTTGTATTTAATAGTACAAATACAAGACTTGAAGTTGGTATAGGAACTACCACATTCTGTGGTATTGCAACACTTTCTAATAACCATACTGGTTTTAGTGCTTTTGTTCCTCCAAAGATGACAACAACTGAAAGAACCACAATGACCACTTCTGGTGTAGAAGAGGGTGGAGTCATTTATAACACAAGTCTTAATAAATTACAATTCTATAATGGAACTTCATGGGAAACTATAACAAGTAGTTGACAAGACTCTAAAAACCATGTAGACTACCTTTGTTAGGGTTGAAGAGGAAGCTATAAGACACTTTAAGAACCGTCTACCAGGTCGCACTGGGGACGGTTCTCTGCTATAATAAGAAGGTAATCGAGGGACACCTTTGACCATCACTCTCAGACCCCATCAACGCAAGGCACTGAATGAGATGCTGGCATATGACAAAGGTCAGCTGATCATCCCTACGGGTGGTGGTAAGACTTTGTGTATGATATACGATGTTGTTGAGAATCAAAAGTATATCGATAATGGTTCTACTATTGTTGTTGTAGCACCACGTATTCTGCTTGCAGAGCAACTTTGTAGTGAGTTTCTTGAGGTAATTGATACAACTCACACACATGTGATGCATGTTCATAGTGGTGAGACTTCACACTTCTCCACAACAAAAGCAGAAAAGATCAATCTTTTTGTAAATACTGCTAGAACTGCTGGTGAGAATGTAGTAATCTTTACCACATATCACTCTCTACATCGTCTTGTAGAAGCAGATATCGAAGTCAACACGATTTACTTTGATGAAGCGCATAACTCAGTCCAACGTAACTTTTTCCCTGCTACGGAGCACTTTTCTGCTGATGCTGATCGGTGTTACTTCTTCACTGCTACTCCTAAGCATTCTCTCTCTATTTACAAGCCAGGGATGAATGATTATGAGGTCTACGGTAAAGTCATCTGTAACATTCCTGCTCCTACATTAGTAGAGCAAGGATACATTCTGCCACCTAAGGTTGTTGTAAAGCAACTGGATATGGTTCAGGACAAGCAAATGATTGCCGACCGTGATTGTCAGAATCTGATTGAGACAATTGATGAGAACTCACTGGATAAGATTCTGATTGCCGCACGTTCTACCAAACAGATTATCAAACTTCTGAGTCAATCTGATTTCCGTAATGAACTAGCAAAACGTGGTTATTCCTGTCTGTATATTACATCCAAGACTGGTGCAATCATTGATGGTCAGAAAGTCAATCGTGAGGTATTCTTTGATACTCTGAATGCATGGGGTAAAGATCCTAACAAAAAGTTTGTTGTTCTTCATCACTCTATTTTGTCTGAAGGTATCAACGTCAGTGGACTTGAGGCGGTGTTGTTCATGAGAAACATGGACTATATCGGCATCTCTCAGTCTATCGGTCGTGTGATCCGTCTAGGAGGGTCTCAGAAGACCTTTGGACTGGTCTGTGTTCCAGTCTATGATAAAGTGGGTATCAGCACTGCTAAGTCCGTTCAGGCAGTCGTAGACACCGTATTCAAGCAGGGTCAACCTGCCATCTCTGTTATCCGTCGTTGAATTATGACTATTCTTGAATCTCTTCTTTATTCTGATAAAAAACAAATGAGCACAAAAACTGATCAACCAACTCTTGAGGAAGTTGGTAAATTTCTTAAGGAAAGTATTAATTGGGATGTTGTGTTTGGTATTTGCGAGGATTTGAGAGCAGATCCTTGCTTGAAATCACGAGCAGATAATTTTATTACATCTACAATGAAGGAGAAAGCCATTGTTCGTTTTTGTATAGATCCTGAATTGAAACGTGTTGATAAAGAAGGACGTGATTTAGAACATAACATTTATGAAGGAATTGAACTTAAAACTGTAGAAAAATTATTTCGTAAGGCATTTTCTAGAAAATGCC